TAAAAGCATTTTTATTTATATATTATAATATTTTTATTCATTTTTATTTATATATTATAATATTTTTATTCATTTTTATTTATATATATATATATAAATAAAAATGCTTTTAATACCCTAGGGTATTAAAAGCATACAATATATAGTAATTATTATTTAAAATTATATATTAGCAAAAGAAACACTATTTGAACTAACATCAAACTCTAATTCAATAAATTCTAAAGCATCTACTGGTTTTATATATATTTTACCTTTCATTGATTTTCTAGCTAAATCTGATACTGGATCCAATTTAACCCTAAAATCACTCAAACCTCTTTCTTTTCTAATATTATCCAATATTGGGTTAACCAAAGAAAGGAATTGTGTTCTAATAGTAGGATCGTTAGGATCAAATAATAATCTATTAGAAACAGAAATTATTAATCTTCTAGCTTGTAATAGTAACCTACGAACATTTATTTCATTCAATGGAGAATCCTTAGTTTGAAGATTCCTATTACCCATGATAACAGTACCAACATCAGAGAATGTAGCAATAGGATTCACCCTGGCTGGGTAAAGTATATCTCTATCTGGTTGACCTAAAACAATTCTCGTCCTATTTGAATTTACGATACCTCTGTTATAACCAGCTGTAGCATACCAAGGGAAAGCTATGTTATCAGTATAAGCCATATTTTTAGCAACTTCAGCTGTTGGTGGTATCCATAAATATACATTATTCTCAACGTCAGAAATCTGTATCCAAGGATAATATATAGCAGTATAATTACTATCTAAATTAGCATTTTCAACATCATTCTGTATATCATTTGGATATTTCCATAAAGAAGTATCAGCTGGATTATTATTATTATATAATTCAATATCTGGTAATGTTGGTAAGTAGATAGAATCTAATCTTTTTTCTTCAACTATTGTTATAACTTCTTGAACCAATTCATTGTTATTAGTAACATCAATACCTGGAGTAACTAATATGTTAATACTAACTTCTTCAGGATTTTGCATTGTTAAATAACCATATAAGTAAGCATAATAATCAGAAGAACCAAATGATTCATCATATGTTGGTAAAGTAAATGCTGAAGAGAATAATCCGTTTATATAACCAGTTTTACCTAATTTGTAATTATCTCCGTTTGTTCTATTATCCCTGAACATATCCCAACCATCAAAACCACCAGCCATTAAAGCTGTGAATTTCCTAGATCTTATATCGTAGTATGTTTGTGTGTTATCTGTGGCTAACAAAACAGCATCAGTGAATTGACCATCACCAACAGAGTATATTGATGTATCGGCATTAACATCCAAGTGATAACCATTTGTTTTAGAACCCCAGTCATTACCTGTGTTATATGTCAATGAACCAGTATTAACTTTACCCTTATATGATGTAATATTACTATCATAACCGTAATCAATATCACTAAAACCAAGATATGTTTTTCTTACTTTATCGCCATTAGATATCAAAGGTGTACCGAAAGGATTTGATTCCCAAACATCACCAACTTTGTAGTATTTTGTTTTGTAAGGTATTATCGGGATACCAACATTTGTAAATGTCCTGAACTCATAACCTTCAAATCCACACGGAACTGAATCTATTGATGCATTTTCATCAATATCAATAAGGACATAAGCACTTCTAGCAGTGAAAGCATTATCAATAGTACCGACTAATCTACCTACATAAAAGCTACTTGTTGGATCCATAACACAGTTAGTGTATTTTTCCAAAATAACTGGTGATTTATCACTATCACTAAAAGCTCTAACCAATAAATCAAATGTCTTATTAGCCAAATTTATATTAGCTATAGAAATTTTTACCTCAGTATTTGCGTGATCGCCATCAGAAATGGATACCACCCTGAATAATCTATTAGCAATACCACCGTTCAATTCAGAAACAAAATAAGGCGTTGATGGCGATTGATATTGGAATTTAAAATGATTCCAACCGTCAGCACCAGCAGGTATATATGTTAAAGTTGGGTTTAAACCCTTAACATAACCATTTAACCATCCTTTAGCTAATGAAGCATCGTAACATTCTTCGACATAAAGATTATTTGATTTATCTGTGTTTGTGATACCAAGAACTTTTTTAATATAATTTGGTTTAGTTGAATCTAAACTTACATTATATGAGAAGTTTGTGTGTGTAGTCGTTTGTCCAGTTATAACAAATTCAGAATATGGATTAACAGCACCTGTTGTGTCAATTGATGGAGTATAACCAACTGTAGAACCACTTACATTAAACACCAATGAATCACCAGCATATAAAGCCCTACTTCTTAATGTAGAAACAAGTTTATTATGGTATTTTAAATATGGGTCAGCAAAAAAGTTCATTGTTTTTACTCTCAAATACCCAATAACCATATCACCTATTTTGGTCATATCTGATGTTGTAAATATAAAACCATAACCAGCATAGTTGTTATCACCACTATCATAAGCATATTCTGTATTAATAAAATATGTATCATTATCAGATGAAGGTAAAGATGCTGGGTAAACATACGCATCTTTAATTATCGGATTATTATTTTCATATTGTGAGTTATTATAATTACTTGATTTAGCCGTATTTATAGCCTGAAGTGTTTCAAAACTTGGTATAACACCATATTTAACCACATCATGTGTCCAATAGTTTCCTGTAGACCCAGTTGCTGTATTAAATGATGGGAAATACGCATTGAATGCCCTGATAAACTTAGAAGTATTGATATTTGGTATTTTAGAGACCAAAACAGACAGTAAACTTGTTTCTGTTGAAACTATGTTGTACGTAGGTGTAGAGTCCAGTGTTGAGCCTGTAAAACAGAATATACCATCAGATTCACCCATTGAATCATAAGTAACACCAGATGTTACCGTAGAGCGGTCAATAGCCCCTATGGTTCTGATTGCAAATGCATCACCCTTATCATAACCAGATAAACCCAATATACGTGTAACATACAATTGGTTAGATTGACTCAAATAGCTTTTTGCTATATAAGATAACTCATATTTAGGTATTTGGGTATTCTTAAACTTATCTGGTGAAATACCACCGAATACAGTTGAGAATTGGTCATAATTACTTACTGGTATTGGTTGGAAAGCGGGACCTTTTATAGTCTCGCCAACTGCACCCAATGTTGTTACACCTATTGTCTCAACGCTGTATGCCAAATCTTTCTCTGAGGTATATACACCTGGTGATGAATGTACTATGTTAGCCATAATTTATAATATTTTTTTATAATTCTTTTCTTATAGATAAATATTATAAATTTATGTAAAAGTATTTACTTTATATTTATGTTGATATTTTAATTCGATTAATTGCGTCAATAACAATGAAATCTTCTGGGTCTAATAAAAAACCTTGTAATGTAAATTCATATAATTGAACATAAAATTTTCTTTGTTCAGTATCACCAATCTGACTTTCATCTGATGTGTTTTCTAATAAAATAGGTATGTAGTGTCCATTTACATTTGTATATGCTTCTAATGACCTAAAAACTTTAGAAGTTATTCTATTAAAAGAATTTAAATCTGTTTGTGTCTTTGAAAAAATTCTAACATCATAAAATATATCAATGGGTGTTGGATGAGGAATTTTATATAAAGTAACCCCTTTCCTAACGCCATCCCATGTGGGAACCTCTGAATAAACATATGTTTTATTCCCTGGTATATTATATAATAAATTTGAATTTGTTCCAGGTTTTGTATCTGGATGTCTTACAATGGTAATAAAAGGCATATCAATGGTTTTATCCTCATTAACAAATTCCCATGTCTGTGTAAATTCACCCCATTTTTGTATATTCAACATAAAAACAGGTACAACTTTACCATCTATAGTAACACTTAATGTATTGGTTACAAATTCTTTAAACCCTTTATCTAAATCATAATGTAAAACACCATTAGGGAGATAAGTATCTTTATCGGTTATTCTATGCATTAAGTTTTCACGGTTATCTATAGGAGATAACCCTTTAGCCATTATTTCATTTATATTAATATTTTTTTTATATCCAGATACCTTAGCCATTAAATTCTTTTTTATCTAAAACAACACATCTTATTCTTTTAAAGTATGTTTTTGTATTATATAACATTTGATTTGTGTTGGTTATATAATTAGGGTCGGATACCGAAAAAAACCTCATTTTATCATCTACCTTATACCCAACAACATCACCATACATTATCTCCACATTTTTTTCCTTTAATTCCATATTTGTTATGGTGAACTCAAAACCACCAAAAAATTCTTGTTTTAAAGATGAATTTGTTTTATTATATGTTTGATTAACAGATGGGGCTATTGTAACTAATATACTTAACTCTACTGGCGGTAAGTAAACAATATCACCAGGTCTTGTTTCACCATAAACATCATCAATTAGTGTTTTATTTCTATCTATTTTATAGAATAGTAATTTAAAGCCACTATCATGTTTTATTATATCATTACCTATTTTTGTATCGAACAAAAAATCTCTTTCATCGTAAAATGAATTAATTCTATTCTCTGGTAATGAATTGTTATCCATAATTTTGTTTTTAAATAAATAGTTTATTAAAATAGATATTTGATTTATTTAAAGAAAATGATTAATATTATAAAATATGGATAACATACCTTTCGAAATTAAAG